GGAGGAGATGTAGTAGGAATTGAACATGCTAAGGGTGTTAGATTCTTACCTAGATTAAATTATTCAACTACCGATATAGTTAAAAAAATTCGTGGAACAGTTTAATGTACTTGTTATAGGTGATAAGTGTACTGACAAATACATCTATGGTGAATGTAAACGTCTTAGTCCAGAACAACCTATACCTGTTTTAGATAAAACATATACAGAAGAGAAGCCTGGAATGGCTGCAAACACTGAGGTGAATTTGCAAGCATTTGGAGTGACTACTCTTTTGTGTTCTCAAAGAGAAGAAATAGTTAAAACTCGTTTTGTGGATTCTAATAGTGGATATCAATTACTTCGTTTAGATGAGACCCCTAAAGTTGGCAGAATTGCTAATGCTGAGTTGAGAATGGCCTTGTTACATATGAATCCTGATGCCATTGTTATTTCTGATTATGATAAAGGATATCTTAATGATGAAGATCTGTGGAGTTTATGTAACAATTTTAACAGACCAATATTTGTCGATACAAAGAAACGTAGACTTTTTCAAAAGGATAATGTATACTGGAAGATAAATGAAAAAGAATTCAATGACCTTGACAAAGACCATTTACCTGATGACACTCATCTTATTGTCACTCTGGGGTCTCGTGGTGTAAAATGGGCAGGAACTACGTTCTTACCACAAACAGTCAAGGTATTTGATGTATGTGGGGCTGGTGATACATTCCTAGCTTCTTTGGTATATCAATTTTTAAAAACTAAAGATATGCGGAAGTCTATAGACTTTGCTAATAGGGCTGCTGCAATATCTGTAACACATCCTGGCGTTTATCATTTAACTCAGGAAGATATAGAATCACTTTACGGAGGCGGAAATGAAAAGATCAGATCTGATGCATTACAGGCTCCAGGCCTGGATGCGAGAAAACAGTTGCAAGGACATTGAGTATCTTGGTGTGAGAAAGGATACTCTAGGTGAAGATAAACATTTCTATAGAATAGGAGTACATGAAGTTCCTCATGATGCCATAGAAGAATTAGAAATGGAAGAGGTAGAAGAATGAGGTATTGCTTTGACATCGATGGTACGATTTGTACCCCAACTAAGGGAAGGGATTACGAGAGTGCCCAACCATTTGAGAATAGAATTAAGACCATAAATAAATTATACGATGAAGGAAACTATATTATTTTCCTCACGGCTCGTGCTATGGGTAGGTTCTCAGATGAGAGACATAAAATAGCACAAGTAAAGGCAGAAGAAGTTTTATTTGATTTAACTCAACAACAACTTAAAGACTGGGGTGTTAGATATCATGAACTAATTATGGGTAAACCCCATGCAGATATGTTCATAGATGATAAAGCTTGGCCTGATCATGTATTCTTCAAAGATGTGAAATGAGAACACACCCAAAATCATATGGGGCTAGTAGGAGGCCTCGCAATGCTCGTGCGGCGGAACCTGTTAAGTATGTTCCTAAAGGTTGGGGATATGAGAAATGGATAGCAAACTGTGAGAAATATTGCGGTAAACTTCTGTTTATTGTCAAGGATAAACAGTGTTCATGGCATTACCATAAACTAAAAGACGAAGTATTTTTTGTACAAAGTGGAAAGATTAAACTATTCCACGGGTGGGACGATGATATTGAACATGCACATATAACCATATTAGAGAGAGGAGATAAGTTTCATGTGCCTATTGGTCTGAAACATAGAATGTATGCACTAGAAGATACCGAACTCTTTGAGTTCAGTACCGAACATTCTGATTCAGATTCACATAGGATATTGCCTGGCGATCTTATTGAGTAAGATATTCTTTAACTGACTTATAATTATATTCATACCAAGAGTTATCTGCACAAGTATACTCTTGATACTTACCTTTTAGGTTTTCGGGGAAGGGGATTTTTTCAATCTCAGCCCCTTCTTTTTCGGCAATTAATTCTGCAACTGCTTCAAATGATATTGGTTCTCCAGTTCCTACGTCATAGATACCACTACCTTTATCATTATTAAGAACTACATTTACAATATCATCCACACATACAAAGTCTCTGAAGGCATATTCTGAATCTTCAAATATCTTTATTATTCTTTCTTCTTTTGCTTGTTCGGTGAATTTACTTATGGGACTCATTTGATGTCCTTTATGAGCTTCACCTTCTCCATATACATTAAAGTATCTGAATCCTTGCACCAGTTCAAACTCATCCATATGATCTTGAACCCAGTAATCAACAGTTGCTTTAGATAGTGCGTAAAAGTTTAGAGGGTTAACAGTTTGTTTCATATAACCAAACTCTGAATGGATCCTACCATATACAGAGGCAGATGAGGCATACTTAACTGGAATACTATATTCTATTGCCTTCTTGAATAGTTCAATAGAGAACTTAATATTATATTGATATATTTTTTCTATATCGGTTTCTGTAGTACTTGATATTGCTCCTTGGTGAATGATCAGTTCTACCTTATCCCAGTCTTCATACTGATTCAGGAAATTATATGCTCCTTCTGCTTCTACTCTGTATACATTATCTGGATCAAGTTTCTTTAGAAATGCTTGGCCAATAAAACCGTTATAACCTGTAAGAATAATCATGTTGGATCTGGAAAATGTAATGGTATAAAGAATACCTGTACTAATCTATAGGTATCTCCTTCAAAGAAACCTGGCTTATCATATGAAGTATGTAAGATGTTGTCTGGGTACATTACCATTCTATTATACTTCATTTCTGCTAGATGTACAAGTTCCCAAGGGCCTTTACTATCTTCTATGTAATGTTCTTCTTCTGGAAGGTCACCCCAGTCTTCCTCTTTATGTCCCCATATACCTTTTTGGAATGGATTAATTTGGTTCCCTTTATATGTATAAAATCCAGTGCCACCCTTACATTCTTTACCTTTATTCAAATATATTACTCCAGCCCATCCCCTACTATTATTAGTTAATCCATCTGGAAAATCAATATGAGGTAGTCTCTGTCTACGATTTGATTGTGTTACATTTACAGAAAATGGAACTCTTTGTACTGATTGGTCAAATGTGGTGGCTTCTGTCATACTTAATGCATATACATTTTCTGCAACTTGTTTCCAAATCTCACCCAGACCATCTAGATCCATATTCATATCTACTCTTTCTCCAGGCAGACCACCACATATTCTTTGGTTGCGAGTGCCTGGGCATCTTAGTGCCAAATTTCTGACTAGATTTGGATTTTTATAAAAGTTGTCAATGTAAACTATTGGGTGTTCTTCCCAACTTACCAACTCAACTCTTGCTTCTAATTCATCACTGACTGCAAAAGTCTCCTGTTCATCAATAAAATACTTTTTCATATAACCTAAATACTTTGGAGAAACTTATGTATTACTGGAATGGCAAAACCCAACAGTAAAGACGGGTTGAAAGAGTACGCTCTTAGAAAACTCGGAAAACCAGTACTGGAGATCAATGTTGACGATGATCAGATTGATGATCTTATCGATGATGCCGTTCAGTATTTCCATGAGAGACATGGAGAGGGTATTGATAGAGTATTCCTGAAGCATAAACTGACCGAGGCCGAAAGGACTGCTATGGTTGGAGTTGCTCAGACAACAACTGTTTCTAGTACCTTTGGAGGAGTTTCTTCTGCAGAGTATACAGAACAAGCCAATTATCTTCCATTGCCAGACTCTATTATTGGAGTCAATAAAGTATTTAAAATGGACTCATCCACCTTATCGGCGGGTATGTTCAATGTAAAATACCAGATCTTCCTTAATGATTTATACTACTACGGTGCAATAGATTTATTGAACTATAGTCAAACAAAATCATACTTGGAGACTATCGATTATCTACTTAATCCAGATGTTCAAGTAAGATTTAACAAAAAGAATAGTAGATTATACTTGGATATAAATCTCAAAGAACTAACAGCCGATCATTATCTAATAATAGATTGTTTCAGAGTTGCAGATCCCGAAAGTGATACCGCAGTATATAATGACTTCTGGCTTAAACAGTATACCACATCATTAATAAAACGACAATGGGGACAAAACCTCATTAAATTCACAGGTGTTAAACTTCCTGGCGGATTGGAATTGAATGGTCGTCAGATATATGATGATGCAGTTCTGGAACTAGAGAAACATGAGAAGTCTCTAATGGAAGAATATGCAATGCCACCTCTAGATATGGTAGGGTAAATGCCTTTATCTCCTTTCTTTTTAAATGGATCTCCAAGTGAACAAAGACTAGTTCAAGACTTGGTTAACGAACACTTAACATTGTTTGGGCAGGATATTTTGTATTTGCCCAGAAGGATTGTTAATGAGAATACAGTAATAAGAGAGATTACTGCATCTAAGTTTGACGATAGTTTTAGATTGGAAGCATACTTAGTAAACACAGATGGTTTTGGAACACCTTCAGATGTACTAACAAAGTTTGGTGTTTCCGCACAAGATGAAATAACTTTAGTTGTTTCTAAAGAAAGGTATGATGATTTCATCTCTCCATTTGTAAAGTTATTCCCAGAAGGTGAGAGAAAAAATGCCAATACACCTAATGAAGGTGACTTAATATATTTGCCTTTAGATAATACATTATTTGAGATTAAGTATATCGAAAGAAAGGTTCCTTTCTATCAGGTAAATGAATTATTCATGTATGAATTTAGATGTGAAATCTACCAGCCTGAAGATGAGGTTATTGATCTACCAGATGGATTAACCGATGTTAATGGTGAAGATATAAATGAACAAATGATAACCGCAGGTCAGGTTATTACTTTGATAATGGAAAATGAAAAGACTCAAAACGCAGAGGCAACAGTATCTCTTGCGTCTACTATTACTGGAGTTAAGTCTGTTCAGTACATTAAACTATTTGATGATGGAAATTACTTAGGTACACCTACTGTTACTGTCCATAAACCCAGTGGAGGTAATGGGGCAAGTGGTACAGCTACTATTGCAGAAGGTGGTATTAGTAGTGTAAGTATAACAAATAGTGGATCTAATTATCTAAAAGTTCCTACTGTAAGTTTCTCTCCGCCAAATAAACTCACATCATCTCAAATAAAATTCGGAAATAACTCATTACACCATAGTTCTATTACTGATGTAGATGGTGCTAATTTCCACTTTACTACTAATGTAGACTCTAGGGATAGTGGTGACGGTAGATTATCATTAAGTTTCTGGTTATATCCTACTAAGTTTGATCCAGCAATTAATGGCGGAACAGTCATGTGGACTGATAGATTTAAGATATACTATAGAGAAACAGGTAATATTATCTTTGCTTCTGGTTCTGGTTCAATAGAGAATACAACTCAATTGACTCTAAATTCATGGAACTTTATTAGGGTTGAACAATATGGTAGTGATGCAACTATATCTGTTAATGGAACTGCAAGTAATACTTTAGGTACAGCAAACCCAATTATGTTCTTTGCTGGTGATAACTTGAAGTTGGGTGCAGATACAGCTGGAGCTGG